AGTATGTATGCGCAGATGTTATCTGCTGCGGCGGTTGGGCAAACACCAGACGGAAATAATAACGCACAAAAATGGAAAGATATTAATGATAAGAGTAAAAATGCATCAAGTACTATATTATCAAGTACACATCGGGTGCCTATTTCAAAGAGATTGAGACATAGCAAGGATACGGGTGGCGCTGTATAATAAGTAAAAACACATCACCACTGTTCATACACTTCAGGTATTAATATAGAAGTCCATGTATTGGTTGGAATATCATATCCGATGGTAGCATCTGATGTGAGAGATGTCGGTACAGAACTTATTGATTGTTTTGCATTTTGTTGTCTCAATTGGTCAATGGTAGCTTTACAGATATCTAATTCTTTCTTGAGGCGATTGACCATTTCGTTTTTGACTTTAAGTTCATCTTGGCATTTCTGTAACAAAGCAGTGATTTCGTTTTGGTTCAGAGCACGTTCGGTTCCATCCGCATTTTTCATAATAACTTGTGTATTTCCAAGACCACGGCGTTTGGCTTCTTCGATCATGGCGGCGCGTTTGGCTTCGAGTTCTTTCATTTGTACAAGAACATCGGGTTTTTTGGATGGGTCACCAGGTGCATATGTTTCAAGGGCTTTATCAATATCTTGCATGAAATATTGTTTAATATCAGATTCGTATGAATTCCGAATGAACATGTCTACGGTTTTAGGAGATTCAACAAATAAGGCGGTTTTGTTTTCCAGTAATTTCTTTTTATCAAAGGTATTTTGAATATGAGAGAAAACTAGGATGGTTTTCATGGGGTCTAGCTGTACAAATGGGATGGTATAATTTTTCAGGAAATGTTTTTCTTCGGCAAGAGCAGCATGGTCTTCGTACTGGGTTTGGTCAAGTAAAGCACGTCGGAATGCGAATGTACCAGCGGTAGAATGGTTGGGTCCGTATGGACCGCCTTGGTACATTTTTTGGATATGTTTGAAGTAGACGTATATTTCGCTGGAACCGGCGCACAATGCTTCGGGTTTACTTTGTAATCGTTCTACAGCATGAGAGATACGTTCAGGTGGATAATAATCATCATCATCCATGTAAACCAGTATAGAACCTTTGGTTTTAGAATGCATGAAATTCCGTTTTGCGCCTAATGACATTTTTTCGTTTACTGTAAAATATCGGATTTGTGGGATATTTTCGGCTTCAATCAAATCTTCAATTTTGTCGGTACCATCATCTATAATAATCCATTCGATGCGGCTTTTGGGGTAATCTTGGTTATGAAAACATTTGAACATGGAAGAAATGAATGGACGGCGATTGAATGTAGGTGTACAGACACTGACAAAGGGTAAATCTTGTGTATTCACAACTGTTCCATTCATCATGGTTGTCGTTGTAGAAGAAGTCTTGTTTTTGTTCTTGTTATTTTTATTATTTTTGTTATTTTTACTTGGCATAATGGAAAAAAGTAGATATGATAGTGAGAGAAAAAAGGTGTGATATAAAACATACAGATTTCGAATGTTTTATATGATTGTCTACTGTAAAAGATAATGTGATGTATGAATGATGTATTGCTGATATTTGGATGGATTATTTTGCTTTGGTTGCAGGGGCAGGGGTACTCGTTGTGGTTGGTAGTATAGGTGGGGCAGCGCCTACGGCGCTGGCAACGGTGGCAGGAACAACAGGTACAACAGGAACATCAATATGATATTCGTTTTGGCTACCGATTTGTAATTTCCGTCCAGAAGAAAAGTGAATGAGATATATACAAATGACGCAGATTGCGATACCAATACTATTGAAAATGCCAGTAGTGATACGTATCATGGGTTCGCTTGCATTTTCAATTTGTACCATCCTGTAAATGAAAAATAACAAGAAAACCAAGAATAAAAAGGTGGATTGTTTAATGGATGATTTTTCTTTAATTTCATGTATGACATATAATCCGATGAAATGGTTTAGTTTCGCCATAAAGCTAGATGGTATGGTATCACATGACCGTGGTGGAACACCGGAATATAATGTGTATATTTTCGGAATATCTTGAATTCCGCCGTTTTGTATAAAAAATGGACCCATCAAATATATGAAAACACACATTGCAATCCCGAATTGTGCAATACCAGCCATTGAATGTACAAGAATAACTACAAAAATGAATTGTATAATACGTGTGATTGGTCCAGTGAACCACATAACCGCATTAACAGCCGACGTACCAAAATACCGTAAAAGATATTTAATGACTAGCAAGAAATTGACAATACCAGATGCTTTTGGGAATTGGTCACGTGTTAAGAAAGATGCAAAGAATGAGTCGCGGAAAGTACCCATGTAATTATAGACAAAATATAAGGCGACAAAGAATACCCACATGAATGTGAGTGGTTTGTACGGTTCTACACGGACATATTCTAAAGAATATACGATATTTTCGGTAAGTATAGAGATAAATAGTTGAGATGGATAATACAAAATTTGGGCAATATCTTTGAACATGGAAATCTCAATATAATTAAATTTCGTAATTGGTCCAAGCGGTTTTAGAATCGCAGGATTTATCGCGAATTTCAGTACAATAAAGGTCAACCAGAAAGTCAAAAAGATATAGCAGAATTCGACTAAAAATTTCCGTATGAGTTCAACATCTGTACTGGATGTTGCAAGAGTGGAATCTTTACCAGTTAATGTCTGAAAAGACAAATGTGCGACCGATTTCGTGAATACGACCGGAATGTTAAATATGATAAGTACAATAATATATGTCCATGTTAATGGGTCTTTTGGAAGATTATTTTTATCAATATGAATAGGTGGGTCACAGTAAGATAAAAAGTTGTCGAAAATATTTCCTGCGGTTAATCCATGACGTTCTTCGAATTGTTTGATGGTGATTTCGAGTGATTCCAATTCTTTATCAAGTGTGACTTTTGTCTCGGCAACCGCGGTTAATGTGGCTTGAGCTTTGCGTTTGGCTTCTCTTACATTGCCTAATTGGTATAGTAATTTATCTTCGGACATATTTTTTACATCCGCTTCTGTTGGAATGGCAAAATCGTTGGTATCTGTTGTAGTGGAGGAAAATCCTTCTTGTGTTGTACGGTCATATTTACGATTATTTTCGTCGATGGTCGAATTAGGGGATGAGACAAATGTTTCTGCATTTGCTTTCAATGTTTTTAATTTTTCTTGTATACTATATTCAGTGTCGCCAAGTGTAGTGACTTTATTTGTACTGGATTTCTCTTGGCTTTCTGCTTCTTTGACTAATGCAAAGATTTCAGTACGTTTTAGTTGCATTTCTTGATATTCTTCGAATGCTTCTGTAGACATGTCAGAGGTATTGGCAAATCCTTCTTCTTCAGTCGTATTATTTGTGGATGGTTGTTTGGAAGTGTTGGTGGTGTTGGTGGTGTTGGTGGTAGATGTTTTACGATGAATGAAAGTGTTACGGATGCGTTCGTCGAGAGTGTTCATTTCTTGAAGGTCATGATTGCTTACTTGAGTATCCTGTAAAAAAGAGGACCATGTGTTTTTGAATTCGGTCCAATATGTCTCTGCCGTTTTCTTTACAGAATCCATTGTTGAAAGTCTTGCGCTTTATAATAGATAATAACATTATAAATCGCTACTATTTAGCGTGCGTACAACATACCAGCATTTCCACCCATGAATGAAATAACATTATAGCGTTCTTCAAATAGTACTAAATTGTAGGTATATTCGTAAAGACGCCAGTTTGATTTAGTTACTGCAATGGGTGCTCCATCCTCGCTACAGATCACATCGAAATTGCTATTATCTTCATCAATTCGAGGCATAAAAGTGGTTAACTCGAGTTCGACATGTTGGAATGTCCCTAAATTCATTGCACCAGATGGTTGATATGTGGTCGGATTTGTATCTAAACAGAAATTGTAACAGTACAGACCTTCTTTTGCAAATCCATTGGTGCGTGTATATTTTTCTACATAATCGAACACTTCTCTCGGAAGAGTGGTTTCACGATACTTGCCATCTAATAGAATTCCCATAGAGTTCATGATTTCTTTTTGGTTATCCATGCAGAAATTACCACTAGTAAAAATACCAGTATTGGATGATACATTGGATGAAGAAGTGATTGAATCTGCATATGCGTTATTGGTAAGTACATTGACTGGTCCTAATTTTACATTAGAGGGTAATTTCCGATATGGCCAGTTTGTGTAATTGCTCCATTCGTTACGCATATTTACGTCATTTCTCTGTAAATACCACATCCAGCTAGATACCATGCCTTTCGAATCCATTTTTATTTTCTTGGAACCATAAATATTATCAAATCGATATGTAAATACATCTTTGACTAGGTATACTTGGTCTTCTTTTGCAAATAATGCCGCTTCATCTTTTGAAAGAAATGCATATGTGGATAATAAATGGATATCTGCATTCCATGTATTAAAACGATTGGGATATGCAGCTGGATCTAATATATTCAAACGTGTTGGAGACTGTAAAAAACGGTACATGTGAAAACGTTCTTGGTTAAAATCCGGTTGTATGTATGGGTAATTGTTTTCTTGGTCCCAGACATCTCTCACACGGAATAATTCTTGAATGGGTCGTAATGTAATACGAATTTCGAGTTCTTGATATTGAGATGCGATTAATGGGTATGCACATTTACTGTTTAAAGTAAACCAACTATTTAATGGAATATATAAGTTTTTCCCACGTATAGATGGTTCAATACCTTCTGTTGAATTTGTTGGCGGATATGTACTTGAACCAACCGCACCTTGTTCTTGAAAATATGCATTCGGATATGTATTGAAACGGTCAAACGCCGCTTCTGGGTTATGTAAATCAATCGTATTTCCGCTCATTTGATTAAATAATTTCTTTTTCTCTTCTGTAAAATCACGATCAACCATAGCTGCCAAATAATCACCGGAATATTTAGCCAATATGTATGAACCAGCCACGACTTCAATGTCTCGTATCATATGTGTACCTAAATCTTCAATCCATTTAAAATCATACGTGGACCATACACCAGGACTACCTACAACTTTTTGTTCACTATCATGACGTTTTGGAGGATAAATTGGACTCCAAATATCAGGTAAGGTAACCACTAAATACGTATCCATCAGTAGTTCTGCATAACGAGGTATTTTAAATGTAAATGTAGAAGATTCAGTTAATCGAAGGTCACGTGTTCCATTATAATCTATACGGAATTTCTGTAAACCAAAATTTGTGTATTTTGAATATGCGACTTTGAAAAATGTTTTTTCTGGAGTTCCTGTAAGAAATATATTTGCATTTCCGATTGCAACCAGATTTAATAATCCACCTGCCATATCTTTCTCGTTCTTTATCGATATGTATTCACTATATGATACACTATTATATATATATTTACAGTTTTCTTTTTTCTCTCGTAGTATATACAAGAACAGACATATGCATCTTACATGGTTTCAGCAATTCTTATTATTTGTTGCATTTTTATGTGCAATGTGGCTATTTTATAGTACTGTAAAAAATATGCCAATGTTTTCATCTGTGGGCGAAGGCTTCCGTGGTGGATTGATGATTACAGACCATCATAGTGAGAATAGTACACCACTTAAAATCGGAAATTGTACAATAAAAGCGGCATATAATAGTGCAATGACACCAGGTGGGAAAATGGTTGTAGGTGGACCGAATGAACAAAAAGGATTGTATGAAGTCATTGGGAAAGGTTGTCGATTTCTAGATTTCGCGGTGTTTAATGACAATGATAAAGTCGCCATTGGATATCATACTGGAGGCGATTTTCTTAATGAAGAAAGTTTAAATGACCCAATGATTCCTATACATGATATATTAAATGTAATTCAAACATGTGCATTCACTGGACCAGCGCCTAATCCAAATGACCCATTATTTTTACAGTTCCGTATGCATACAACCAATAAGACAATATTTGATAATTTACATCAGGTTATTTTTGATAAATTCGAAGATAAGTTATATTCTGGTGATATTAGTGGTGATACAACCATAGCAACAACACCAGAAACAACATCAGAAACAACACAAGAAACAACACAAGAAACAACACTAAAAAATAAAATCGTAATTATTATTGTGACTAGTACAGCAAATGAAGCGAGTACAAACCCGAATATTAATAAAGTAAAAATGGAAGAAATATGCAAACGTTCCGAGTTCTATAATGGCGATTCTGAAAACCCACAAACAAAGAAACATGTATTGCATACCCATCTCACAACTAAAGCTGAATATATGCATCAAACGCCATATGAAGTAGTCAAACAACCAACAGAAAGCAACCCAACAGAAAGCAACCCAACAACTATTTTTACAGTAAAAATGCCAGAATTAAATGACCCAACAAATGAATATGCAAATGCTCATTTTGAG